TGGTGCTATGTGGCCAGGCTGAGAGGTTAGCGGACGATGGCTAAGGTCACGCAAGCAGAAGCCAACTATCGCGACGGAACGGCCTCGCAAAACTGCGGCGGCTGCGCGATGTTCTCAGGCTCTGGCCAATGCTCGATGGTGGCCGGCAAGATAGACGCCGCCGATGTCTGCGATCTTTACAAAGCGGCGAAGGCGGCGCGGTACAAGGCATTCGGCCGGTTGGCCGCACCGGTTGAGTTCAAATTCGCGCCGGATGGCACGGCGGAACCGGGCACCTTCGAGGGTTACATCTCGGTATTCCGCAACCAAGACGCCTATGGCGATATCGTCAATCCCGGCGCGTTCGCGGAATCTCTCGCGGAACACAAGGCCGCCGGCACTATGCCAGGACTGTATGCCGAGCATTCATTTGCCATGCTTGGCGGCGATCCACTGCCGATCGGCGTCTGGAAACAGATGCACGAGGACGAGAAGGGGCTGCACGGCGTCGGCAAAATATCGGCGCTCGACAGTGATCACGGCAAGCGGATTTACGGCCTGATGCGCGACGGCGCGCTCACTGCGTTGTCGATCGCCTATTCCATCCGCGACGGCGGAGTGGACTACGGCAAGAAGGCGGGCGATCCGAAGCGCTGGCTCAACAGCTTGGTTCTGTTCTCGGCGGATATCGTGTCCAACCCGGCCAATCCAGAGGCGCAGATATCCGCTATCAAATCGGTCATGGCGCTCGGTGATCGGAACGCAGCGCTCGCCGCCCTGAATGCGGCGCTAACGCTGCATAGCGCTACCCTGGCCGGTGGCGATGCACCGACTGCGGACGAGCGGGCGCAACTGCACGACCATTTGCGCGCGGCGTATCGCGCGCTAACCGGCGACGAGCCAAAGACGGCGCCGGAAACCATCCGCGATTACGAGGCAGGGCTTCGGGAGAAGCTGCATTTCTCGTATCGCCAAGCCCGCGCTCTTGCTGATGGCGGGTGGAAAGCGGCATGCCAGCCTCGGGATGAGGCTGCGTCTGCGGCTGAAGCGAAAAACGCGATCAAGACGATCGCCGAAGCGCTTCGTGGGCTGACATTCGCAGCTTAACCCCTATGGAGGCACAACCATGCCGTTGGATGACACCGACGACCTGAAACAACTCGCCGTCGATCTCAAGAAGGCGACCGACGACGTAAAGACGTTCGCGGAGAAGGCGCAGACCGAGATCAAGAACCTCGGCGCCATGACGACGGAGACGAAGGCCGCGTCCGACAAGGCGCTGCTGACAATGAACGAACTCGCGGGCCGCGTCGGCGAAGTCGAGCAGAAGCTCGCGCGTCCGCGTGGGCCAGCCGGCGAGCCGCAATCGACGCTCGGCCAGCTCGTCGTCGAGAACGACGAAGTCAAGGCGCTCCTCGCGAGCAAGAACGGCCAGGCGCGCGTCAAGGCCGAATACAAAGACATCCTGAGCGGCACAGCGCTATGGGGCACCGGGGTATCGCCGACATCGTCGCTGGTCATCGCGGACCGGCAACCGATGGTGACACCGCCGCTGCGTCCCTTGGGTATCCGCGATCTGCTGATGCCGGGATCGACGACATCGAATGCGATCGAATATCCGGTCGAGACCGACAATCCGCTGACCATCGCCGCTGCGTTTGTCTCGGAAGGCGCGGTCAAGCCGCAGGCACCGCCGCTCACGTTCGATCTGAAATCGTCGCCGGTGCGGACGCTCGCGCACTGGCAACGGGCGTCGCGACAGATACTCGATGACGTGCCGCAACTCATGTCTACCATTGACGGACGGTTGCGCTACGGGTTGGCGTATGTCGAGGAGCAGCAATTCCTTTACGGCGATGGCACTGGTCTAAACTTGTTTGGCATCATCCCGCAGGCAACCGCTTATTCCGCCGCGTTCACGCCGACTTCGCCGACGAATATCGACACCCTGCGCCTGGCCCAACTGCAAGCATCGCTCGCGCTCTACCCCGCGACCGGATTTGTGTTGCATCCGACCGACTGGGCGAAGATCGAACTAACGAAAGATGCGCAACAGCGCTACATCGTCGGCGATCCGCAAAGCCAGTTGTCAAGAACGCTCTGGGGCCTGCCGGTCGTGACCTCGTTCTCGATGCAGGTCACCAAGTTCCTGACCGGCTCGTTCAGGTATGGCGCGCAAATCTTCGACCGCATGTCGATGGAAGTGCTTATCTCCACCGAGAATGCCGACGATTTTGTGCGCAACATGATCACGATCCGCGCCGAGGAACGGCTGGCTTTCGCCGTGTATCGCCCGGCTGCCTTCATTTACGGCACGCTGACCTAACTCGCGCGGCGTCGCGGGTGATGCCCCGCGCTGGTTCAGCAGACCTCCCCTGCGTGGGCCAGCGCGGATGGCGCGAGGAGAACAAACAATGCCGGAACTGCACACGTTTGAAACGCTTGCCGAGGACAGCGCCGGCACGCTCGACCGCCTGAGCGTGGCGGGGGGCTGGCTGTATCGCACGCGCACATGGGACAACCGGTCGAACACGTTCGCGACCTCGCTGGCCTACGTGCCGGATGGCCAAACTCTTGAAGGCGGCCCTGCTCCACCGGCCGCGCCGGGAACCTGCTTTTGGTATGCGAACCTCGCCGCTGCCGACCTGACCGGAACCGGCGAATGGGCCGTTCTGACGCTCGGTCCCGCGGATGCCTACGGCAACACCGATCTGTTCGCGGATGCCGATGGCGGCTTTGCGGTCGTCGGCAATGCCATGGTGGCGATCGACCTGTGGTGCGAGTTCGAAGCGCCGCCCGCGTCGGGAGCGCAAATCGGCGTCCAAATTGACAAAGCGGGGACTCTGCTGACGCGCGGGCAGGTGCAGTTATTGCCGGGCTTGCAGTCGATCGGGCGCACCTTCTACCAGGGCTTACTGCAAGACGGCCACATCGTGCGCGCCGGGGCGCTGATCGCGGCAGGCGACGTGCCCGGCATCATGGCGTCGAGCTACATCACCGCGCACATCGTGTCGTCTTAGGGAGAGTGGAAATGTCATTCGTAGCCGCTGATCCGCTTGCCCACTTGGGCGAGGTGCTCGATACCGGGCATTGCCTTCGACACTGCCAAATCGTGGCGAACGTGACGCACTCCTCGACGCTGCGCCGCGGCCAGCCGGCGAAGGGGTCGGGCTATCCGCGCGGCACCGTCATCGGCACCTTCGATGAGGACGGGCTTTACGCCAACGCCGAGGACGGCAGTTCGCATGTCGCGATCCTGTTGGAGCAGCGGGATGATGGCCTGCTGGTCTGCGACGCTTGGGTGGGTCAGCCGGTGCACGAGCGGTTGATCCGCTTCAAGGGCGGCGAGGGTCTCGCCTGTGACGACGCCGACCGGTTCCATATCGTGGAAACAGCGACACAGACGGCGGCGGCGTGACCCTGCTGCTGCTCGGGCTGGGGGTCCTGTTCATGCTGGCGCTGTCGGTGCTGGCGGCTTTCATCACCGAGTGCATCGCCGATCTCGCGCGGCGTGATGGCTGATCCGCCGGCCCCGAATGGCCATGGCACCGGCGCGGTCGGCGCGGCGAGCCGCACGGCGGCGAAGCTGATCGACACCCTGCCCGCGCAGTTCATGGTTCTGGTGTTGCTGAATTCGATCTACGTGGTTGGCATGTTGTGGTTCCTGAACGTGCAAGCGGATCGTCGCGACCGAAACCTCGGCCCGATCATCACGTCCTGCTTACAGCAGGTGCCGATTTCGGTGGTCGAGCGGCTGCTGAACCGTGAAGAGAAGGACCGCGACATCTTAGACAAGGCCGCAGCGGGGATGGTGAAATGATCCGCATGGTCGCCCTCAAGCCGTGGAGTCGCCGACTGCCAACGGAGCGATGTAAAAAGACGAGGCCCGTCCAGGATTGGCATCTTGGCCGGGCCTCTGAGAACCGCCGATCATTGGAGGATCGCCGATGCCTACCGGACCACATGCATACCCGACCACGCTCGCGCAAGCCACCACCGTATGGAAATTCGGTGTTTATGTGTTGACCTGCTCCGTGACCGGCATGAGCTACGTCGGCATGTTCGAAGGCAGCGCCGGGAAACGCTTCTCTTCACATATTTTCGCGGCGTTCAATGATTGGCGCGATGGATCTCCTCGCATCAAGCAAGAAATAGCAAACGCCATCCGCGAGCACGGAATCGGTACATTCAATTGGTCAGATGCCCATATTCTTTGCTGCCGAACGCGCAACGATGCGTGGGACTTTGAAAAACTGCTTATCGCTGAACTCCAAACTTATTGGCCTCAAGGTTACAACAAAAGCAAAGGCGGAGGCGGCGCTTACGGCGTAACATTGACCTTAGAGAGTCGGACTAAAAGGTCAGTGGCACTCAAGAAAGCCATGGCTCGTCCCGACGTGAAGGCCAAGCAAGTTGTTGCATCAAAAAAGATGTGGGACGGTATGTCGCCGGAAGAAAGAAAAAAGCGGACAACCAAATCGTGGGAGGGAAGGCGCAGGTTCCTCGCAGAAGCGACCGCCGAACAGAGACAGGCTATGGGAAAATACCCGAGAACACCCGAAGCGCGCGCAGCCCAAGCAGCGCGATTGAAGGCGCTCCGACAGGTTCCTGGGTTCGATAACGCTCGTCGTGCTGGGCACGAGCGCGCGGCGAGAATGGGAAGGCTGGGAGGGCGTGGAGGGATCGTGCGTGATTTTAAGCAGCGCGATTTGTTCTGAAATTGGAGCCGCCGGGAATGGTGAGGATGGTAGCACTAAAGCCCTGGATCAACGGCGACGAGGAAGGGTCGGTGTCGCCCGGCACCGAATTCGAGGCGCGTGAATCACGGGCGCGCGAATTGCGCCGCGCCGGCCTGGCGATACCAGCGGTCGGCGACGGCAGCCGGATCAGGGTCAAGGCCGATCCGCCGGCTGATGGCAGTCCGCCGCCGAAGCGGAAGCGGCCAGGCCGCCGCGCGCTCGTGCAGCTCGCCAGCGGCATGGACTTCGTGCGGATGCTCGACCTGACGGCGGACCTCCACGCGCGCTACTGCGCCGCCTGGGGCATCGAATTCATCGCGCACCGCGAAGGCCGGCCACGCAAGGCGGCGCGTCCGCCGCACTGGCGCAAGGTGGACGTCATCGGCCAGGCGCTCGACCGGGGTTTCGAGCAGGTGCTGTGGCTCGATGCCGACAGCATCATCGTCGATGCAACGGTGGATCTGCTCTCGGTGTGCCGCTGGGGCGTGGGCATCTGCGAGTGCTGGGACAGCCCGGCGGTGCACGCCCACCTGAACACGGGCGTCGTCTGGTTCAACGCCGCCCCGGAGGTCCGTGCCTTCGTCAAGGCGTGGGACGCGATGCCCGTGCACATGGCCTGGGAAGATCAGGGCGCGCTGATTGAACTGATGAAGGATCGGCGCTGGCGGTCGCTGCTGACGATCCTGCCGAACCGCTACAACTGGGTGGAGGACCATATGGAGGCAGCGCAGCCGGTCGTCCGCTCTTTCCACGGCGAGCGGGACCGTCTCGCCCGCATGCAGGCGCTGCTGTCGCTGGGCACCGAGGCCGCGGCGGCGTGACACCGCTGGTCATCCGCGCGCCCTACGGCCTCGGCGATGCGATCTACGTGCGCCCGGTGATCCGCGACGCGGCGGCGCGGCATGACCTGTTCGTCGAAACCCCCTGGCCCGAGCTTTACGAAGACCTGCCGCTTCGCTTCGTCGAGCCGCCGACGGCCCTGCGGGTGCAATCGGCGAATGTCCGGCGGCAACCGGCGGGGCGGTGGCGATCGGCGCCGGCGAGCGCGCCCACGGTGTTCCTCTACTATTCCGCGGAGGCGTTTTCGCAGGGCACGGTTTACGACGCGATGGCGAGCAAGATGCCGCCCGTGTCCGCGCCGGCGTGGGATCTGCCGGACATGGGGCCGTCACCGTTCGACACCGAATCGCCGCTCGTGCTCGTGCGGCCTGCCGTTCGGCGCCGGGATTGGGACAACGCCTCGCGCAATCCGAGGCCGGAGTACATTGAGCATGTCGCCGGCGACATGAAGGCGCGCGGCTACGCCGTCGTCGTCGTCTGCGACCTCTCGATCGGCGAGGAGTGGATCGAGGGGCACATGCCGCCGCACAACCTCGCGCTGACCCACGGCGAGCTATCGGTGCGGCAACTGCTCGCAGCCATACGCGACGCGGCGCTGGTTGTCGGTGGTGTCGGCTGGATCGTGCCGGCGGCCATCGCCTGCGCCACCGCGGCGTATGTCGTGCTCGGGGGCAATGGCGGGGCGAACGCGCCTGAGAAGATAATCCATCCGGACATGGACTGTTCAAGAATGGGGTTCGCATGGCCAACGACATTATGTCGGTGCAGCGACACGCACCACGATTGCCCAAAAGAGATTCCAGATTTGGCGCAGCAATGGAGCACGTGGCGCTCCGCGATGGCGCTCTGATCGAGGATCTACGGAAGCTCGACGCGCTGCAATGGTTCGCAGAACTCGGCCTCGGCTATTACCCGGTCGCCGCTCCGCCCGACAGCATCTACGACGACGCCTATTTCCAGAAATACGCTGGCTATTCCGCGACGCCTCTCGGCGAGAAGCTCAACGCGCTTCGCATCGGCCTCGTGCGGCGCCACTACGCTGGCGAGATCACCGACATCGGCATCGGCTCGGGCGCGTTCGTCGAGGCGCATGGCAACGCCAGAGGATACGACATCGCTTATCCCGCCGTGCGGTGGCTGACGATGAGCGGGCTGTTCCATGATCCCTACGTCCGCGGCGCGGATGCCGTGACCATGTGGGACAGCATGGAGCACATCGAGAATTGGCCGAAACTGCTCGCGCGCGTGCGGCTTTTTGTCTTTCTCTCGCTACCGATCTTCGACGGGTTGGATCATGTGCTCAGGTCGCGGCACTACCGGAAGGATGAACACTTCTGGTATTTTACCGCTTACGGACTAACGCGCCTGATGGCTCGGCTCGGCTGGACGCTGCTCGAAAGCAACAGCGCGGAAACAAAGGCTGGGCGAGACGGTATCGGATCGTTCGCGTTCCGCCGGAGGAACTGACATGCCGAGTCTGCTGGGTTTGCTGGTCGTGATCTTGATCTTGCTGCTGCTGTTCGGCGGCGGTGGTTATTACGGCGGCTGGCACTCGACCTATCCGACCTACTATGGCGGCGGCGTCAGCCTGCTCGGGTTGATCCTGATTGTTCTGCTGATCATGTGGTTCTTCGGTTAAAGGTCCTGACATGGCAACCCCGCTCGGCACGCTTCCGCCCGGCGACGTCGGATTCTACACCGTCGATTGGACCGCGGAGCTTGGGGCGGTGACCGGCGATGCGCTCACCGGCGACCTGACGGTTGACTGCGCCTCTCCCGATCTCTCGATCACCAACCTCAACCTGACCGGCTCAGCGCTGGCCTTCAACGCAACGGCGGAGGTCGCCGCGAAATACCTGCTGACGGCGCGGGCCGGATTTTCGCCGTCCGGCCGGCGGGCATCGAAGCAACTCGAACTGGTGGTCGGCCTGCCGCCTGCGGTCGAGCCGATCACCCTCGATGAGGGGCGGCAGCATCTGCGGCTCGACACCGGTGGCGATCCGCCGTCGCACCCAGACGATCCCCTGGTGCTGGGCTGGATCACCGCTGCGCGGGAATACGTCGAGCAGGAAACCGGGCTGACGCTGGTCACGGCGAGCAAGACGGACTACCGCGACACGTGGCAGGGGTCTTCCTCGCGGCACCGTACCAGCCTGGAGACTGGCTTTCATCCGATTGGCTCGCCGCTGTGGTGGGGGCTTTCAACCGGCCTGCCGTCGTTCCTCCTCGTGCACGCGCCGGTGATATCGGTCGAGGCGATCCGCTACCTCGACGCGGACGGCACACAGCAGGTGCTGGCGTCTGATCAGTATCGGCTGGCGCCGGATGGCGCGCTGATGCGGATCGAGCAGGCGATCGGCGTCGCTTGGCCGCCGGTCTACTTCGGCGCGCATGGGGTCGTGCAGATCGACTACACCGCGGGCTTTGCCGACCCTATCCCGGAGGCGTTGCGGACGGCGATCAAGCTCATGCTCGGCGTCTACTATGAAAACCGGGGGGTGCTGGATCGGGCCGAGGTCGTGCCGCAGGGCGTCTGCGCGCTGCTCGACAAGTATCGGATCATGTGATGGAGCCGCAATTCCCGAGGCCGCTCCCCGGCTTCGATATTCCGCCCCTGGTTCCGCAGTCAATTCCGCCGCGCAATATCCCCCCCTACTGGGAGCGCAAGCACTTCCTGTCGTTCCTGATCGACCACTTCGACTGGAAGTTGGGGGCCGAGATCGGCGTCGCTGACGGCGGCACCTCGGCCCATCTGCTCAGCAAGCATCCGGAACTGCACATGATCGGGGTGGATGCGCGGCGGGTGTTCTTCGACCACGCCGGCCCGGACGACTTCATCTCCTGGGACCACGACGCGCTGCGCCAGTTGGCCGAGTTCAACCTCGCGCCGTTCAAAGACCGCTGGGCGATGTTCGAGACGCTGAGCGTCGAGGCCGCCGAGAGGGTGCCGGACGCCAGCCTGGACTTTGTCTTCATCGACGCCGACCACAGCGAGGGGGCCTGCCGCGCCGATATCATCGCGTGGCTGCCGAAGGTGCGCGCGCGCGGGTGGCTCCTTGGTCACGACATCAACTGGAAGGGCGTTCGCGCCGCTGTCGATGACCTCTACCCAGGTTACCACATCGGTCCGGACGTGGTGTGGTTTCGCCCGGTGCATCCAGTCGTCAACTGGTGGTGGTGGCTCTATGTCTGACGACGAGAGGCCGAAGCCGAAGGCTGGCGACCGGGTGATGTTCCGCTCCGCGAACGGCGAGGACTGCTATGGCGAGATTGCAGCGATCACGCCTGCCGGCGTGGCGACGCTCGCGCTCGACAACGGCATGCGGGTGTCAGGCGTGGAGGAAAGCGATGCCCCTGATAACGCTCTCTACCTCTCCACTTGGCGGGTGGTGGAGCGCCTGGGAGCGCCGGTGGGCGGCAGCGAAGAGCCAGGGATATGGCTCGATGCCTTCTGTGCCGGGCTGGTGGTGACGCTGGTGGACGCCGCCGATGGGCACTTTCCCATGACCCGTGCAGGGCTGCCGCTGGCGCTTGAATCGTTCCGCCGTGGCGTCGGGTTGGTCTTGGACCTGAAGGACTGAGATGGCCCTCCTCCCAGGTCCCAGCATCGGCAGGCTGCGCGACCGTATCCGGGTCGATAAGCGGGTTGCGACCGCCGACGATATGGGCGGCTCGTCGGACACGTGGCAGCCCTACGTGACCATCTGGGCCGAGGTGACACCGGTGCTGGGTGGTCCTGGAGAACAGGTGGAGGGCGGCGGGCTGGCGGCGATCTCCACCTACCACTTCATCGTGCGCCGGCGCGCGGACCTGTCCGAGGTGCAGCGGATCGTCTGGCCGATTGACCCGAACACCGGGGCCGACATCCCGGCCTCGCTCTCGTTCAACGTGCGTGGGGTGAACCTGCCGACCAGCGGTGACCTCTACATGACCATCGATGCCGAGGCGGGGGTGGCCGTATGAGCGTGATCGAGGGGCATTCGCGCGTGACGCTGGACCGGCGGGTCAATGCCCTCCTGAACCGTCTGCCAGCGGCGGCGACGGAGCAACTGAAGGGAGCCATCGCCTCCTCGGGGAACGACCTCTACGACGCGATGATGAGCCGGGTGCCGCGCCGCACGGGGCGGCTAGCGAAAGCCATAGGGCTCAAGTTCGACAAGAACGGGCTGGTGGCTCAAGTGGGCTTCTCCAGCCGCGAGTTCCCACGGCAGTGGAAAGCGGGTGGGCGCTTTGCCCACCTGATCGAGTTCGGCACCAAGGGGACCGCCGGTGGTGGCAGGACCAGCAAGCGAACCGGCAAGCCCTTGCGCGCGCACGCAGCGACGCCAGCGCAGCCGTTCATCTTTCCGGCGCTGATCGAGAAGGGGCCTGAAATCATCGAACTGCATAAGGATGCGGTGGAGGGCGCGCTTGAGATCGCCTCGCGTGGCCTCGCGTGAGCGTCACCCTCGATGCTGGTGCGGCGGTCCAGCAGGCCGTTTTCCAGGCTCTCACTGCCGCCCCGCCAATCGGTGCCGGGGTCTTCGACCGGGTGCCCGAGAATGCCGCCTACCCGCAGATCGAAATCACCGGCTCGACACAGCGCGACTGGTCGCACGCGGTGGTGCGCGGCGAACAGATCACCGTCGAGATTCACATCTGGAGCCGCTATAACGGCTTCATGGAGGCGCGGGCGCTGATGGCCGAGGTGCGCCGGCGGTTAGACCTTCAACCTCTGGTGCTGCCGGTCGATGGTATGAACTTGGTCGACATGATGTATACGACTGCCGATCTGATGATGGATGTTGACACTATGACCCGGCATGGAATTCTGCGGTTCAACGCAACAGTCACGGTGCCGTAGCATGTGGGTTGAGACGACAGCGCTCTGCTCGTGGATCATGGAGAACCGGCGCGCCTTCTATTACGTCAAGGGAAGCTTCGTCGATCTGCCCATAGACTGGGCGGCGAAGTTCATCTCCGAGGGCACTGCCATCGTCGCCAAGGACCCGGAGGAGCCTGCGTTCGCCGACCCCTACATCCCGCCCTCGCTCGGCAACGAGATGCTGACCGTCGCCTGCGTTTTCAAAAGCGGCGGCAAATATGACGAGGCCGACTACGTCGGGAAGCTGGCGCGGGCAGTGGGCCGCCACCTGACGGTGCCGCACCGGTTCATCTGCCTGACCGATGCCAAGCGCATGCTCACCGCCGACGTGGATGTGGTGCCGCTGGAGAAGAACTGGCCAGGATACTGGTCGAAGATCGAGGTCTACCGACCCGGCCTGTTTAAGGGGCCGCTGCTCTATCTTGACCTCGACACGGTGATTTCCGGCAGCATCGACGGACTGGTGGCGGTAGACGCGCCGCTGGCGATAGCCTGGGACATGATGCGCAACTGGGTCAACTCGTCGCTGGTGTTCACGCGCGTCGATCTGTCCTGCGTGTGGGACGCGATGGTCGGGGACTCTGCCGACATCATTGCTCGCTACGACAGCGGCAACGGTCCCTACCATGGCGACCAGGGGCTCTTGCAGGACACGCTGACAAAGAAGCGCATCCCCTGGCGCTGGATGCAATCGATCCGCCCGCACGAAATCATCTGGATGCCGCCGGGCCTGCGGGGGAACAAGCCGCCGGCGGAAACAAAAGTCGAGATGTGGTATGGAGACCCGAAGCAGCCGGATGTCGGCGGCAAGTGGCTTGGCGAGCACTGGACGTAACCGCGAGCGTGCGGCCTCGCGCTCTCTAGTTGGGGACAAAAACAATGGCTGCTCCGACGACTCCCGCCACCTTCACCACCGCCTACCGGGGGCGCGATGCGCTTCTGAAAGTGTCGGCTGACGGCGGCTCGACCTACACGCTGGTCGGCGGCTGCCGCACCACGAACGTCACCTACAACAACAATCCGGTGGATATCAGCAACGCGCTATCGCAAGGCTACACCGAGTTCATGCCGGACGCCGGCAATAAGGAACTGCAAGTTTCGCTCGACGGCATCATCACCAACGATGCCATGCAGATCATTTTGGAAACGTCGGCGCGCGATCGGACGCTGCTCGCCTACCGCATCAACTACAGCGGTGCCGGCCTGTTCACCGGCTTCTTCGCCATCTCCACATTTACGATCAACGGCGTCTTCAATCAGGCCCAGACCTTCACCGCCGCACTCGTCTCAAGCGGGCAGATCGTCTACACGCCGGGCTAATGGGTGACCGATGGCCAATCCGAATAAGTTCCGCAGGGAAACCGACCTTGTGCTGAACGGCCATACCTATTCGTGCCGTCCGACGATGGACAAGTTGGCGCGGATCGAATCCCGGTTCGGCGCAGCGTTGCCGCTATTGCGCCGGGTCGGCGATGGGGGCGCTACGCAGGCCGAACTAACCGCCATCGTGCAAATCATGTTGCGAGGGGTACACAATGCCCCGCGCGATGCCGATGTCGCGCCGCTTATTTTCGACCAAGGCGCGATTACTGTTGCCGGCAACATCGTGGATTTCATCGCGAGTGGGATAACCAGCGATGCGCCGCCGAAGGAAGAAGGCGAAGGGGAGCGCGAGGCGGAGGGAAACCCGTAGAGCCGAAGCCGCTGCCCTACGCTCGGCTGATGCAACAAGGGCTTGGATGGCTTCGGTGGAGCACGGATCAGTTTTGGAATGCGACACTGCAAGAGCTTCATGCTGGCGTTATCGGCTTCGCCGAGTCGCGCGGCGCGAAGACGGACAGCCCACCGTCTGAGGAAGAGGAAGTCTACGACCGGCTCCTCCGTCTGGTTAAGGAAGAGCAAGAGCGCGAAGACGAGGAAGCGAGAAGGGCAGCGGCATGAGCGGAACAGTCGAGGCCGGCAAGCTGCTCATTCAGGTCGAAGCCAGCACCGAGAACCTAAAGCGTCAGCTTGACGCAGCCCTCGCCGCCGTCGCTGGAGCTGCGCAGGGCATGACTAATTCGGTCGATAAGGTCAATAATTCCTTTGAGGGTCTGGGCAAGGTAGTCGAAGCAACCCTTTCCACCTTTGGGAAGCTGGCGTCTGGCATTTCCCCTGCGGCTGGTTCGATGATCGGTATGGTCGCGGCCGGAACTAGCGTCGGTGTCATGTTTGAAAAGCTGACCGAAAAGGCCGGCGAGTACATTGCGGAAGTCATCAGGATTGGTGATCAGCACGAGCAGTTCATCGCGCAACTGACTGCCCTTACAGGCTCGGCGGAGCAGGCTGAGGCGTCCTTCTCGGCTCTTGAGCAAATGACGGCGAAGACCGGCATAGCCGCCAGCGGTGCCGTCGATATGTATAAGCGGCTGACGGTCGCGGCGCAGGAAACCGGCCTGACGAACACGCAAGTCTTGCAAATGATCAAGACGGTCCAAGACGCCGGCATCGTCAGCGGCGCTTCCATGAGCCAGATGGCGTCGGTGGTCGATCGGATTTCCATTTCATTGACTACCGGGACCGTCAACGCGCGCCTGTTCCGCACGATCGTCAGCGACATGCCGGAACTGGCGAAGGACATCGCGGACGGCCTGCACATGAGCGTGGCCGAGATGATGGAGCTTGTGAAGCAGGGGAAGCTGTCAACCGATCAATGGGCTGTCGGGACGCTCGAAGCCACCGAAAAGGTGGACGCCAAACTTGCGGGAATGCCTGTCAGTTTAAGCCGCGCCTGGGGAGAGCTTGGCGGCGCGATGGATCAGTTGATTGTCGGAATCAACACGGCGATCGGTCTGACATCAAAACTATCGTTCCTTGTTCAAGCCGCCGCCGCTGGGGTGAGAAACCTGCTCGGCAATCTGCGCCTGGGTGACGAGCTCACGAACATCAACAGTGAAGTGAAGGCCGCTGGCGAGCAGGTCGCGGGTTTGGAAAAAACTTTAGCAAGGCTGAAATCGTGGAATTATGCTGGTATCACGACCTATGAAATCGGTCAGACTCAAAAACAACTTGATGCCGCCAAGGTAAGGGTGCAGGCGGCACTTGAGGCGCAGAAAGCGATTCAAGACAAAGCTAACGGTGCGTTGGCTGAGGGCGACTTGGAGAGGCACGATACAGCCATCGCTCTTGCGAAAGATCGCGAGCAAAAGATCACCGACACAGTGATCGAGCACAACGACAAGCAAGTAGCGTTGATGAATAAATATAACAAGGACATGGCCGACATCCGGAAACAGATGACGATCAGTCCCGAGGCCGGCGGCCTGGAGTTCTCGACCGGCATGGAACTATTGAAGAACCGCACGAAGGAATTTGACGACGCGTTAGCGCACCTAAACGAGACGCACGATAAAAATTCGAAGGCCGCCGAGAACGCGGCCAAAAAGATGCAGGATGTGGTCGATGCCACTGGCCGGGCCAGGGATGCGGCCGTGGCGTTGATGTTGGAACATCAGAAAGGCAAGCAAGCGATCGAAGATGTCAACACTCAGACCGACATCAACAATGAATTGGTGAAGGCCGGCATTCCGCTGAACACGCAATTGGTCGGCGTGATGAAACAGAAGGCCGACCAGATCACAGCAAATGTGAAGGCCACGCACGCTGCCAACGACGAGACGAAGGCGATGACCGAAGCGGAGAAGCAGTTTGCCGACCAACAGAAGAAGACTCAAGAAGCCAACAAGCAGATGTTTGACGAACTTGAGCGCATTTCGGAGAGCTATGCCAAGGACATATCGACCACGCTCGTCAATCAGCTTATTGATCCGCAGAAGGGCCAAACCATCCTGACGTGGTTCAAGGACCTGTTCAAAAAGATCGCGGCGCAGGCGCTTGAAACAAGCATCATCCTGCCGGTCACTCGGATGGTCGTGGGCGATCTCGCGAGCGCGTTCGGGCCGGCTGCGGTTGGCGCAACGGGCGGCGGTCAGCAACTTTTCAATGCGGCGGGACAGGTTGTCGGTTCACTCGGCGGCACTAGTGGCGGCGCGGGCGGGGTTGCCTCGTTCGCTGGTGCGGCTGGCGGCAGCGGCGGATTGTTTGGCAGCGGCTCGGTGCTCGGGAGCCTGCTGCCTGTTGCTTCGGCGGCAAACAGCGTCAGCGGCGGTTCAATCTTCAGCAGCATCGGAAGCAGTCTTGGCCTGACAGGTCCTGGCAACCTGTTCGGAACCGGAGGCTTCCTCGGCAGCGGCGGGGCGGTGTCTGGATTTCTCAGCCAGGGGATTGGCGGAACAAGCATCTCAGAAGCAGCGAACCTTGCGGCGTCAAACGCATTTGCTCCTGCGGCGACTGGAATGTTTGGCGGGGCATCGGTCGGCAGCCTTCTCGGAGGCGCTGGCGCTGGCTTCGCTGCCGGGAATATTGTCAACAGTCTGCTCGGCGGAAAGCAGACCGGCGGCATGGTGGGCTCGGGAATCGGAGCAATCGGAGGGACGCTCATCGGCGCGTCCCTGATTCCTGTCCTGGGGCCGTTCGCGCCGCTCATTGGGGGATTGATCGGCGGCACGGCAGGCGGCGGGCTGGGCGGCTTGATCGGGCCGGGGCCAAAGCATCAGGCGTGGGGCATCGACATCGCAGCGCAGGGCGGTCAGCTAACGATCGACCGCGCCATCGGTTCCGACACCGCAGGGCTAAAAGCCGCCTACGACGATGCGCAGACCAAAATCGCGCAGTTAAACGCTTTCATGACGGCGACTGGAATCACCGCTACCGCCGGAGCCATACTCGGCAAGGGCAACACGGCAGTGCAGCCGGCGACGTTCGACGAGGCAGTGTCGGGGCAGTTGCGTTTTGCCGGACCGGAGGGATCGGACCTCGCCAAAGCGCTCGCTAACAGCGGCGGCGTAGTGCAGAGCACGCAAGCGCTGCAAGACATGGTGACCTTCGTCACTGGTTCCTACGCGCAGCTTTCGAAGACCGCCGATAAGACCAACCAGTATGACGACGCGGTCAACACGCTGAACACAACCTACGCCGACGCCATCTCGAAAGCGCAGAGCTACGGGCTGGCGACGGACAAGCTGTCGTCCAACCTCGCTGACGGGGTGGCGAAGATCAGACAAGCGCAAGCTGACGCCGTGACCGCAGCGACGGGGAGCGTCAATCAAGCGTTGCTGACCGCGCAAGGCCGCACCTACGAGGCGCAGACCTACGGCATGGGCAGCGGAAAGCAAAAGCAGCTCGACGACCTGCAATCGCAACTTGAATCTCTCGGGCTGTCGGCGGCAGACGCCGCGCCGTGGGTGAGCAAACTGGGCGATGCAATTGATCTCTCTATTCAAAGCATAAAAGACGCCAACGCGCTGCAAATTACCACCGCGGAATCGCAGGCTGTTATCGACGCGCTAAACGCAAGCGGCATGACGTATCGCGCGCAGATCGCGAAGCAGGCAGCGGACGAATTCACCGCCATCAAAAGCCTGAGCGACACCCTGAAAGCACTTGGGGTGAGTGCATCCGACGCAGCGCCATATATCACCGCCTTGTCGACGTCATTGGAGGCCGCGCGCGCGGCATCGGCGGCCGCCAACGACGAATCAAAGCGGGAATTCCAAGTCAAGAACCAACTCGCCCTGATGGCCGCCCAGGCTGGTGACGATCCAACAAAGAAAGCGCAGGTTGCCTATTGGACATTGATCGAGAGCACTTACGAAGCGACCTTGCAGGCAAGGGATTTTATGATCGCGCACGGCTTTTCCACGGAGGAAATGGCGGCGGAATATGACAAGCTGCTGAAGACCCAGAAGCTGGAGATTGCCGCGCTGAACGATCAGGCAAAGGCGACCGCCGCCGTCACCAACTCCATCGGCCGGACGATACAGGAATACATTGACAAGCTGAACGCGACCACGGCGGGAGCCGCGTCTCCGGTTAACCAATACGCGGCGGCACAAAAAATCTTCTCCGATCAAGCGACCCTGGCGGGGGCCGGAAACTCCGATGCACTGAACAGCATCACTAACAACGCCGATGCGTTGCTGAACGCGGCGAAGTTGATGTTCGGCTCCGGGCAGGGATACGCGGACGTTGTGGCGATGGTGAAAAAATCGCTCGGCGATCTGCCGGTCGTGCAGAGCTACAACGCGCAGCTTCTCGGCCTTCTCAAGACCATCGCGGACAACGTCAATGCCGTGAACACGAGCGTCGGAAACGTGGACACGAGCGTCGGCGGCGTCTCGACCGGGGTCGACAATGTCGCATCGGACACGTCCACAAGCGCGATGCTTCTCGCCACCATGACGACCAGCGCCGACGCAACTTATAAACAACTGCTGGCGATCGGCCAACTGATCTACGCGGGCGACCAATATCTGGCGATGATCGTGCAGAATACCGGCGGCAACCCGTTCCCATCGGCGCGGGGCAACGTGTTCAATGCCGGGCAGTCGGTGGCGGCTTTCGCGCTCGGCGGCGTCGTCACTAAGGCGACCACCGCACCGATGGCGCTGATGGGCGAAGCGGGGCCGGAGGCGGTCCTACCGCTGACGCGAGGCCCTGACGGGCGGCTTGGCGTCGCGGCTATCGGCGGCAAACGGGACAGCGGCGATGTGAGCGCGGCTTTCGCCCAGGTGGCCATCGTGCTGCGCGACGAACTGCGCCTGATGCGCGGCGACATTCAGGACATGCGCTCGACCCTGCGCCGGGCGGTGGCGGCGTGAGCATCGCGGCCACTCTCGCGGGGATCGTCGCGGACACCAACGCGGCCGCGGCGGGCGCGGCAAGCGAGGCGAGGGTAATCGCGCTCCTCGATGCACTGTCGGCCGAGTTCCCCGAGATGCCGAACGGTCAGATGATGGTGGCGCTGGCCGATCTGCTGGGGCGGCTCTGCCGCGACAATGGCGGGACGAAGACGGCCACCGGGCTTTGCACGATCATTCTGATCCGGGCGCAAGAAAAGCGTGGCTGACCTCATCTACCTTGTGGAGGTCAACGCCTACGATCAGACCATCCCCGGCGTCACCACCCTTCGCTACTGCTCGGGCGTCGGCTTCGCTACGCTGCCGAGCGAGACGCCACCGAATACGCTCTATGAGCCGCGTGTGGTGCAGCCGTGCAACTTCACCCGCACCGCCTTCGCCGACGCCAGGGTGCTGGGCGGCTCGACGCAGGGCTACGGCGAGATCATTCTCAACAACGCCGATCAGGCGCTGTGCCCGCTACGTGACCTGGGCATGGACGGCAGGATATGCGTGGTTCGGGTGGGCCAGCATGGCGCCGCTTACCCAGGCGGCTTCACCACCTTCATCAACGGCACGGTCGAGCAGGTAGAGGTTTCGGCCTCCAAGGTGACGCTGCGGCTCCGCGACAACCTGATGCTGCTCGATATCCCCGTGCAGCAGACGCTCTACCTGGGAAACAACGTGCTGCCGAACGGCGCCGAGGGCACGGTCGATGACATCATCGGCCAGCCAAAGCCACTCTGCTACGGCCACTGTTTTCACGTGCTGCCGGTGTGCGTGAACACGGCGCTGCTGATCTATCAGGTGCACGACGGCGCGGTGCAGAGCATCGATGCGGTGTTCGATGGCGGCAATGGCGGGCCGTCCGGTTCGCCGGCGGCAGGATTGTCGTTCGCGGCGGACTATCCCGACCTCGCGACCCTGAGCACGACGCCGAACCAGCCCCCGCCCGGCCGCTACAGCACCTGCAAGGCACTCGGATTGTTCCGGCTCGGGCTGATCCCTGGCAAGGTGACGGCGCACGTGCACGGCGACAACGCGGCCGGATACGTCAACACCGTTGCCGGAATTACCAAGCGTATCCTAACCCAGCGCGGGGGCATCTCCGCGGCCTCCTGTGACGCCAGTTTTGCCGCGCTCGACATCGCATTCCCGGCGGAGTGCGGGGTTTATGTGGGGCAGGCGGGAGGCGGCAGCGCGGCAACGCCGCAATCGACGCTGAAACACCCCGTGATTGCCTCCCAAATCGGTCCTGGCAACACCGTGCACTCGGCAATCGATGCAATCCTGCTTTCGGGCGGCTGTTGGCTCGCCCCGACGCGCATCAACACGTGGACAATCGGGCAGCTTATTGCCCCCTCGGGGACGCCGGCTGCGGTGTTCACCGACGTTGACCTGATCGACATCGACAGTCAGGCGACCGCCGATCCGACAGCAGGCATGCCCGTATTCAACGTGTTCCTCCGCTACAAGCACTATGCTGGCGTTCTCGGAACCTCGGAGGTGGCCGGCTCTCTCGGCCCCGGAATCAGAGCGGATGTAACGCAGGAATTCCGCACCGCGAACGCGGTCGACTTCAGCGTGCAGACGGTGCACCCGCTCGCCGCGCGCCTCTATCGCGATACCTGCCTGACAGTTGCAGCGGATGCTAACGCTGAAGCGGCGCGAACGCTGGCGCTGCACAAAGTGCGACGCGACTTCGTCAAGGCAGCGGTGCGGCTCGACGAGACGAAGGCGGCTCTGGAACTTGGCTCCATCGTGCAAATCGTGACACATCGCCTCGGTTATGACGCGGGGCGCCTCTTCGTCGTCGTCGGGATCAGCAGCGACGGTCGAAAACACGAACTGACACTTGACCTGTGGGGCTGATATCATCCCGCCATGAAATCAATCGGCATCTCGTTCCAGAACCTCTCGGACGCCGCCACACTCTCGGGCGGCTCGTGGGTTTCGACGTTGCCGCTGTCGAACCTTCAGCAAACGATGATGTCGAAAGTCACGCGCTCGACCAACGCGCTGACGACGTCGACCTTGATCCGCATCGACCTGCTGGCCACCAACGTCAACGTCCGCATGCTTGCGCTGATCCGGCACAATTTTTCGGCCGCTGCGACCTACACTATCTACGCTGGCACGACACCGGCCGGCTCTGACGTCTACAGCAGCGGATCGCT